GCGAACCTGGACACGATTAGCGGCTGCGCTTCTTGTTGCTGCGCTTCTCGACTGACTCGAACTCCGCTATCGCTGCCAAGAGTGTTGCTGGCCGCGGTGTTGCTGCTTGCAGACATATTCTTGAATCCGGTATCCACTCCCCTCCAAAGGGGAAATTGTCCTCATGGTAGTCCTCCCAGATCGTATCGTCAGGCGTGTCCTGACCCTGCTCAACGAGCGGCAGGTCCGATAGGTTGTCGAAATCCGGGCCGTACTGTAATCCTTGGTAGTGCAAATCCGAGGCAATAAATCCGATCTTGTTGACCTTCTTGCGCTCCAGCAATCCGATGCCGTCGAGGGCGCCGAGCTTGGCGCTCTTGAATCGAGCCTGATACGGCAGGCCCCAAATGACATTGGAGAACGGTGCGCCAGTGAGGAGAGAGAGGTCAATGTCACCAGAGCTGTCGACCCGAGCAAGGCCCTTGTCAGCCCCATCAGCCCAGATCGAAACGTCCGCATTGTCCAGATGACCGCCAGCAGAGACAGCTAAGCTCAGGGGTGGTGTCGCATCGGTGTAAACATTCACGGTGTTGACCGGGACTCCGGTGTACTGGCCCCAGAAGTCAGCGAGGTAGTTGTTGTTGCCACCAACCGCATCGGACTCCAGCGCCCACTTGACCAAATGCTTGCTGTAATCCTGCTCGAGCGGCGCTGACGGTATGGTACGGCTGACCGTGTAGTAAACCTGATCCTCGACCGTGCCGGGGAGAATGGCGACATCATCGACACCCCAAATGCCGTTGCCGACCTGAGCATTCTCCGTGTCCAAACCCAAGAGGACCTCGCACCAGCAGATGACGTTCTCGAGCCGGTCGTAGACCAGCACCCCGACAGAGCCATCGTTGCGCACACAATGGACGCGGACGTCAGGCTTCATCTGCACAGCGATCTGCCGGATGCCGGCGACGTTGTAGTCAGGCGCAAAGATCGACAGATCCACGCTCAGGTAATCGGCACCGGCCGAGTCGTAGCTGAGCTCGTAGAGGCGCTGCAGGGTCCGGTCGACAAACACGCCCTTGCTGGCGATCGTCTTGATGTTGAAATTGGTCGGCGTCAGTGCCTCGTCGAACGAGCTCGAGCGCACCCCGAGAGGATGGTTGCCATCCATCCGGGCCGCGTCTACGTCTGCCGCGTTCTCGCTGGTGCCAAGCAACAGCCGGCCGAAGGACTTGAGCCAGTTGATGACACGGATCGGGCCTGAGCCGATGTTGCGATTGATCGGTCCAGAGTCGCCCTCGGTCTCGTCATCGAACGATTCGTAGTTGTCCGACACCGAGCCATAGATGCGATCGTTGCCAGCGAACCAGAGCCGATTCTCATGGATGTCGACAGTCGAGGGAAAGCCATCGAACCCAGACCACTCACCGAGCTCCCAGTCCTTTGACGCCAGCAGGGAGCCGAAGGGCTCAATCACGTAGGCGTTTATCAGCTTCGAGTTGGTAAAGCCGGTCATCCGGGCGATGCCGGTACGCGAGCCGCCTGTATAGCTCAGGGTGCAGTTGATCGGGCCGGCTGTGAAATCGCCAGCCTTCACGCCGATGCGATAGAAAATGATCTGACCGTCCTGCTCATCGAGGAAAGTCGTATTGGTGTTGGAAGTGTACTGCGGCGTCAGGTCATTGAACGGCCCGGAGTCCGAGCCGATGGAGAACTGCACCGTGATCGTGCCGATGCCCGGAGGCATATTCTCGATGATGATGCCGAAACGCCGCGCCTCGCCGTTGCCGGTGACGCGGATCGTCGGAGAGAACTCGTCCGCAGCATTGACCGCCTCGGTGACGACCTGACCCTGGGAGGCGACACGAATCAAGACACCGGCCCTGTGCTCGTCTGGGCCCATCGCGGCATCAAATATATCAGCACTGGAACTGATCTGAATATCGCCCTCGATGGCGCTCACTGTTATCGTCGAACCGTCTGTGCTGAGCGTCTGGAACGGGCCGTCCTCGGGACCGTAGGCCACCAGTGACCAAGAATTGCGAACGATCGACCCATCGGGAGCGATGTAGCCGCGGCGCTCGATCTTTTGCATATTCAGGTTTCGCGAGATGACGTAGATGACGTCACCGGACTGGGCCCACCGCACAGCCGCGATCTCGTCCTCCTCGTTCCAGCCAGTCTCAAACTGGACGATCTGCTGAATGCTTTGGAAGATCTCGCAGTCATCGCAGACCGCGGTGTAGTTTTCGCTGTTGGCCAGCTCGATCCAAAAACTCGAGCCATTCGGTATGAAAGCGATGTTGTGCCGGCCTTGGCCGAGATTCGTTTCGCGGACCAGATCGTCGCCGTTTACTGTCGTGCCAATACGCAGTCGAACAAACTCCGTGATGACATGGAGATCTATCGAGTGCTCGAGCTGCTCGTCAGGACCAGCGACCGAGATCTCCTGCGTGATCTTGGCAAAGGCATCGCCAGTGCCGGTCAGGTTGCAGGTAAAATTCGGCGTGGCGGCGCTGCCGATCGCGGCCGTGGCACCCAGGTCCGAATCATCGTTCCACGCAGAGAAGGTAAAAGTGGATGTGAAATCTCCATCAGGGATGGTTGTGGCGACAGTGGGCCGGAGGAGCAGGACGTCATTAACGCGGAACCGGAGCTTGCCGCGCTGGTCGAGGCCGATGCCTCGCTGAGATCCAAACTCGATCAGCGTCGTGTCGTCAACACCGAAAACAAACGGCATCTGGCGAGTGAGGTTGCCAGTTTCGCCAGAGTTGTCCTCGGAATACATGAGGTCGATGTATCTCAGACCGGGCCTGAGCATCATCGAGCCGAGCACTCGAGGCATCCAGTTTGTCTGTTGAGCGGCCGACATGGACATACGCTCGAGATCCAGTCTGGCCAGACCGCGCTTGGAAACGACGCCTCGGTTGAAGGCGAGGAGGACCTTTTCGCCTATGCTCATGGCCTATCCGATCAGTTGATTGCGTGAACCACCGTCGAAATCGGCATTGCGGAATCCTTGCCGAGAGCGAGCCCAACCGCCTTTGGGCGGGAACTTCGCAGGCTCCTCCATGGCGTCGACTGCCTTCGCTTCACCGAGCCACATCTTGTACCAGCGAGCGAGCTCGTTGGAATCGTAGTCGAGGCCGGTCAGCCGGGGTGCCACTTTCATGGCCATGTAGTGCTCGGCCATCTCGGTGAAATTCATCGGCCAGAGCGAGAAGTCGGCGCCGAACTGGACATCATTGCTGACGTATTTCACAAAGATCGGGTCTGCGTCCGAGAACCAGAACGCGCCCTCTCGGGAGTATCTGGTAATCGGGATCTGGAAATACTCGTCATAGCAGACGGCCATCGTCCTGAGCCAGTCCACCGGACTTTCAAAGGCAAAGATGTAGCCGAATGACGGCGTGATCGAGGGGCTGGAGTCGAGCTGGACAGTTCGCTGAGCGAATTGCCACTGGCCCATCTGCAGGATTCGATTGACGAAATCGTTGTCGAAAATATCGTCGAGCTTGTAGCGGGGCTCGCGATTCTCAGTGAGAGTCGCCAGTCTCCGCTCGCCAAGGATGGTCAGAGCGCCGTTGTAGATCGAGAGCTTGTCAGTCATTTCGTACTCCAGGCCTGCGCATCCCTGCGCAAATGTTCAATCCTTGATCGGCTTATCGTTGTACGGCAGCTTCGTGATTCTGCGCGTACCGCCGAGCAAGTCCTTCGGTCTCAAAACCATCCTTGAGGGGTTTGCTCTCACGGATGACGGCCCACTTGTGATGCGTACCCTGAAACTTGACCTCGTAGATCGAGGGCAGCTTTATGGCAGCTTCCAGTGGGGCCAGCTCGTAGAGCTCCTCTTGGACAACGTGAGCGTAAAGACGGCCAGCACCAACTACGTGCAGGACCAGTTTCCATGCCATGTTATCGGGAAGGCAGACGATCTCGTCGCCGGGGCGAAACTTCACGGCAACGTGCTGCCAGAAAGTTTCCTTCATGCAATCCTCAGCGGTGACGCCCATCGGCAAATCGACGCGCCAGCGGTTTGATTTCTCGACCTCGAGGCCCATGCGGCCCTCGGTAATCGGCTTAGCGTCGACAGCCTTAGGCTGCTCCGCTTCCTGCTCGGGTTGTGTTTCTACTTCTGCTGCTGATGATGACATTTACGGTCTCCGTGACAAGAAAGGGCGAGACCCAGATGAGCCTCGCCCTCGCATTGTCGCGCCAGATACGGCCCTACGTCAATCAGGTGCCGTTAATCATCGTGACGTCGCCATTCGCAGCTACCACTGTGACGATGCAGACATCGACGAGACCGAGGTTGTTGTCAACAACCTCCACTACGTCATTGACCCGAAGGCCCTTGTCTCCACCATCGTCGATGTAACCGGCAGCGATCACTGTCGCCACCGCATCAGCCGAGATGTAGGCGTACCGAGCAAAACTCAGACTACCCGCATCAAGTCCCTCACCGAGGCGTGGGATGCAAAGGTTCAAACTTCCAGTTGCGTATGCCACTTTAGTTTCTCCTCAGCCTTAGGCAATGAGCGTGTTGTCGATTACGTTCACGACGACGACGCCACTGTTCTGCAGCAGTTGTGAGCCCATGTAGATCGAGCAGCGAGACCAACTATAGTCCTGCTCCTCGTCATACCCCGCGCGCGCCTCCATATTATCGGCGTTGTAAGCATGGCCGATGGAGTTCTGGTGGTACGCGAAACAATCCGCATCAACAGATGTGTTACCCGGCAGATCTGGATGCACGATCCAGTTCATTCCGAGCCACTTGTACGACTGTTGGCGGTCTCGCCACGCTTGCGGCACATTGTCGATCGGGCCGTTCTGCGTGAAGTCTCGAGAGGTAAACGATGCCAGGGTCAGCATCACGCCCTCGAAGTTTGGCGTGACCAACATGGTGATGCGGCCGTCATACGGAACATCGGCCTGACCGAGGCGAGTCTTAGCCTCGAGGCAAAGGTTCAGTGTAGGAGCGGCTGCTGCGCCAGTGTTGATCGTGCCGGTGGCGAGCTCTGTGATGATGTCTTGGTCAATCTTGCGATTGATGACAGCCATACAGGTCATTTGCATGATCGCGCGCTGGTTGCCCTGCGAAGCGAAGATATTGAAATCCGTCTTGCGGACCAAATCATGCCACTCGACCAGTGTTGCGACTGGCTGAGCAAGGTCGTCGCCGCGCGCCGGGATCAACCCGTTCACGCCGCGCGTTTTGGCGGTCGCACCGCCAGAGCCGGCTACCAGAAACGTCGCCTGATTGCCTTTGATGACAGCCTCAGTCGTGGTGCTCTCCCGCAGGAGTGACTGGTGCTGCTCAAATGCGGCGATGAATTCCTGCCGGTATTGAATTTGAAACGCTGTTTCGGCCATTACGGCTCTCCCAGATAAGTGAATAGATCCATCTATCGACTGGTCGGGGTAGCCTGATTAGCTGGTTTGCGGGGTATCCAGAGCGGGGCCGCAAGGTTGGCGTCAGGAGCCGGGAGGCGTCAGGGCTGCCAAAGGCAGGGTATCTGACTGATGTCGTGGTGCCGAATTTACCTCAGGCGTAGCGAGATGACAAGGGTGTGTTTGCTTGGAGACCGTTTCCTGAGGCCTCCTTGGCCTCCTCTCGGGCCAGAAAAGCAGCTCGCTCCTTCTTGCCCATGCCCTTGCCGCGATCCTTGAGATTGTCGAATGCCGTAGTCTTTGGCCGGGACGAGCCGAAGTGACCCAACATCTTGTGTATTGCCCCGCCTGAACCTCCTGCTGCTAATAGAGCTCCCATCATCCTCCTCCTGAGGTTGTGATGCTGCCTGAATGCTTGGTGCCGCCAGTGGTGGCTTTCTTTTTCTTGAAAACCGTTTTCGCTGGTGGCTTGCGATAGCTCGCCGGGTGCCGGCGCTTGCCGGCGTAAGTTGTGACCGGGGCAGTCTCGGCCATTACATTCTCTGCCGGCCGGGACCCAGTGGAGTGTCAGCACCGCGGCGCCCAGGACGTCGATTCTGGTTCGCCTCAGCCGCCTGCTTGGCACCTACCTGCCCAGATGTGATGCCAGTGAACGATTTTGAGTCGCCCCCTGCCTCGGGAGTTTTCGCCAGCGCGTCCCGTTTCGCAAAGACCTTCTTGAGTAACTTGCCCATCAGTAGCTCCTTGCCGTGGACATGACAGATTTCACGGTCGAGCGCATTTTCGACTTCTTGCGCTTTGACCGCCCGTATTTTTTCGACTTGGAAGCCTTGACTGGCTTCACACCGTATCCGTAATTCTTAGGCATCAGATTAGCTCCTTGCTTCCGATACTGGCGTATTCGCGCGCTTGTACGATCGCCTCTTTTTGGCGACCTTTTTGCGCGCGTCAGACACGACCGTTTTCAGGCCACGCGCCTCGACGTTGGCCATGTAGGCCGCGGCACCCTGAGGGCCCTTAGGCCCCTTCGACTTCTTCCCCATCGTCGCTCTCCGTTTCGACTTCCTCGACCTCGTCCTCGGCCGCTACCGGATCGCCGTCAATGTGTGCCGGTTGTGGCGAGTCAATGTGCTCGCCGGGATCTCTTGGTCCACCCATGGTCCTGCTCCTTATGCCGTTTTCCGTGCCTCATGGTCAATGCGGATCTGGTAGAGCTCCCGCAGTCTGGCCTGAGACTTCTCATCCTTGTTGTACGCCTTGCGGTCGTCCTTCATAAATTTCTCGAGCTCTCCGATCTCGTCCTCGAGCGTCTGGTCGGCGGTGCGGTCTGTTCTCGGCGCGAGCTGTGCCACCGGGTTGAGCTGGCGTGAGATATTCGCGAGCCCCTCGAGCACACCGGGAATGTTCATCAGTGCGCGGCCTTCGGCATCGCGAGCATTCAGGATGGCTGAGGCGTTCTCCTCGCCAAAGGTGGTCTCGATCAGCGATCCGACCAGATTGATGTTGGCGCGGTAGTCGGTGCCCCACTCGGTCCTGAGCTGATCCTCGGTCTCCTGATGGTGGCCATTGTCCAGCTCGGCCATCGCGTCCTGCTGATCCTCGGCAAAGCCGTTGTACCAGTCGATGACCTTGTGCATGACGGCCGGCTCGACGTTCATTTCGTGCATGGCGCCAGAGAAGTTCTCGAAGATCTCCTTGTCGTCGTCACCCAGGACCAGCCCCTCGGGCAGGTTCTCGAGGTATCCCTTGGCCTCGGCCGGGATGCCGTTGGCTGCCCGGTAAGCGGCGAGATCCTCAGGCGTTGCATTCTCGTCAGGGGTCTGTTTCAGGTTGCCACTGGAGATGGTGGCGCGCTGCTCACGGAATGCCTTGCCCAGATCCTCAGGGCTGTTGTACCGCTCGAGCTGGCTCTTGAATTTGTCATCCTCGCCGGCAAAGGCGTCCCGCCAGTTTGCGTTTTTGGCAGCCATGCCTGAGTCGATCAGGGCATCCTGCGTGTCGAAAGACTTTAAGAATTCGACGCGCTCGGGAGGCGTGTCGTCCGTGACCATGTCCTTGAACCAGTCAGGCTCAATGGGATCACTGATCGGGTTTGTTATCGGGTCTGCTGTTGCCATCGTCTAATTCTCTCGCTGCTATTTTATCGGGATCAGTCCTTGCTGGTGCCGACTTTAGCATCCATACCAAAGTGGTTCCTACGAATCTCTTGCCTTCTGCGAAGGCCGTTGCGTGTGAGTCGCCGGGGCGGTAACTCAGATCATGCGTCCCGGCCGCTCGTAAAATGTAAGGCAATATCGCCAACTGCTGTCGTTCACTTGCATTTCCCTCGTACAGGGCCCGGATCGACTGGACCTCGAATTCGGTGTAATCCGGCCGCTCGATCGGGTTCTCATGCGGCAGGCACTCCTCGACTCGCGTTTGCGCTGCCGTCATGCGGCATCGGCCTGAGCCATGCTGGCCTCAGCTTGCCCCATATCCCTTGCGGCTTCCGCTCCTGTTCTGGCCAGTTCGGCCTCCTGCTGCATCTGCGCTTGAGCTTGCGCCTCAGCAATCTGTTTCTCAACATCAGCCAGCGGCACGATGTTCTTGGCTGGCAGGCCCACACCCTCGAGGGCATCGCGGAAGGTGCCAGTCATGTCGACGTTGTAAACGGCTGTCGGATCAATCGCCATCGCCTGCTCGAGAAGTCCTGCAGTTTCCATGAATACGCTGGCATTCTTGCGTTCGATCGCGTCGTGCAAGGGCGATACGAATTTGAAATGGATCTCCCGGCCCTGCAGCTCTTTGGGCATATCCTGAACCGATCCGAAGGTGCCAGCGCGCAAAAGCAAGTCGAAGGTATCTTCGCAAAGTTGGCCGTTGTATTCGTGCTCCATCGGCTCAAAGAGAGGTAAGGCTGCCCTGACGTATTCCTCCACGCGCTGACCCACCTCGAAGGCGGTCATGTCGCCCTCGGGAGGCGGCAATGTCAGTTTGTTCAAATAAAACGCATCAGCGATCAGTCGCATCTGCGCATCGCG